TTTCCTGCAACAGGAGGGTTGGATTAATGATGGCCCCAGGACCTAGGAGCAAGGTTGCGTCCTTGTTAATCATCCCAGTGGGCAGTTGCTGGGTCATCACCGATTCCCCCTGTGGGAAGATGAAGGTATGCCCCGCATTAGGTCCGAAATTGCAGACCACCACATCCGGGTTCCGGTCGATGGCCAACTTTCCAGCCAACAGGCCCTTACCACAGGAACCCCATTGCCCATCAACGATCATGTAAGCTTTCATTTGCTGGCCTCCCACCAGTTTGGCCCGATCCCGCAGGATGAGCGAATAGGAACATCGAACTTGATAGGGCAGTTCACCCCATCGAAACACTCATACACTCGACCGATTTCTTCGGTTAAGCGTTCACTTCCTGGAGCCATTGACATATCCAGTTCATCATGAACATTGAGGATAAGCCTAGACCCTGATCCACGGAGAACTTCGTAGACTTCCACGATTTTTTGTTTAAGAGCATCTGCTGCTGAACCCTGGAAGATGAGCCCACCCGCTTTATGAGTGAACTGACCATGCGGGAATCGGATTCTCCTTCCCAACACTGTGCGGACGTAACCGCGAGACTTCGCAATGGAAGAGGCCCGAGACAATAGAGCCTTGATCCCCGGCACGTTTTCGTGATATTGCGCAAACACCTCACGAGCTTCCTCTCCTGGCTCATAATACTCTTTCCCGGCACGTCCAATGGAAAGGGTATAAGGGAGACCCATTTCGTGGGCCAGTTTCCCCTCACCCATACCAAACACCAAGCCCAAGTTAATTTGTTTTGCATTACCTTTAACCTCCGGTTTGTCCCCCGCTTTACGGGGCAATCCTGTCATGTCCGCGACCATTTGATGAAAATCCATATCCGGATTCTCCCGATACATTGACAGGATCTTGGGATTCGCAGCATAATGAGCGAATACCCTAAAGTCCATTTGCGACCAATCCCGACACGCCCAATCCTGTCCTTCATCCGGAAGGAACACCGATCGAACAATCGTGGCAATCTCATGATCACGCTTAGGGATCTGTTGCAAGGCCGGAGAGTTGCAGGATAACCTGCCCGTTCCTGTGCCCAATTCATTGTCACCCTTCGTTTGATTGAAATTAGCATGAATTACCCCATTGTGGTGACCCCCCAGAACATGGCCCTTGAGGAACGTGTCCCGCGTCTTGGCCTTCTTCCTCAAATCAAGAATGAGTTTCGCGGTGGGGTCTGACATCCGTTGCAAACAGTCCGCGTCAATCGAAGGTTTGCCTGCTTCTGTAGTCTCGCATACTGTTCCGTCTCGGAGGGTCCATAGTTTAGATCCCTCATCGTATTGTGGATTGAATAGCGTGTGGATGGACTTTGAAGGGTTCGGGTTGATGGGAAACCCGGCCATCCGATCAAGTTTCTCCTGTTTAACGCGCATAAGATTCGTGATCTCAGCCATGGCACGTTCAGCCGCTGGCAAATCCACGCGCACTCCATATTGCTCCATTTCCACAAGTACAGGGAGCAATCGCATTTCGAGATCGGACACAATAAGAAGATCCTGCTCCGCCATCTCACGAATTTCCCATTGGTAGAGCGCAAGCGTCGTCTCGGTATCTTGGATTGCGTATTGCGACAGGAGGGACCAGGGCGCTTCGTGGAAATGGGGGGCTTGTCCTTTAGCTGTGGCAGCCCCCCCAAACATCTCAGCCAGTTTACCATAGATTGAAACATCTTTGCCCTTTCCACAGAACTGGAGCCCTAAGTTGTCGAGCGAGTAACTAAGAAGGTGCTCATCAATAAGTGCCGCCCCCACCATCGTACAGAATACGGGTCCCTTATAATGAATCCCGCTTTCTCTGAGGAAGTGAAGATCGAACTTGAGGTTGTGATTGACCAATAATCGGCATTCGGGAAGATTATCCTGCGCCCAGTTGAGCTGATTTCGATCGCGTAAGTCCACACAAAATGATTCTCCTTCCGAGGTTGTGATCGCGACAGCGAACGCTTTATGCTTCCACCATTCCAGTCCGGTGGTTTCGCAATCCGCCACCACGAACGGATATTGACTAAGATCGGGAAAATCCATTCATAACTCCATCGGGTTATCACCCTCAATGATCGTTAACTTATGCTTCGCTCGTGTAACTGCAACGTACCAACACCGAAGCTCGTTATCGTCAAAGTTTTCGTAGGTCTTTGATCCCATCGCATTGTATAGGATCACGTGATCCGCTTCACCCCCCTTAGCTGCATGGATTGTGGATACCCGGAACGTGGGCCTAGATCGCAGATCAACAGAACGAAGGTATTCGATCCGGTCCCCAGGCATCGGGATTAGGTGTTCCCACGAGTTTCTGCGAATGCAACTGAAATCGTTGCCCAGGATCTCGGATCGGTAACTGGGGTGGACAGCCTTCGCAAGGCAGACTTGCTGGGCCTTGCTGATTTCCTCATCCCGCCTTAGTGCTTGGTAAACCCGAACCGCGTTCGCGTATCGGTCATCAAACGCCCCACTAAGCCCCGTGATGGAGTACGGTACGTTGTGATGTAGGAGCCATTCCTCGATTTCGGATCGCGACGAATGATTTCGATACAGAACCAGGGTATCCGATCCCAGGTCCGGAGCCAAGTAATCAAATGAAGGGTAACGTGTGACGGTTCCATCCTCATCCTTCGGTTTGTAACTCTTCTCAATTCGGTCCCCCATTCGTTGTGCAATCCGTTCTGCTATTTCATGAACCGATCGCGGGATACGGTGTGATTGATCCAGGACTCGATAAGGTGCGTTAAATCTTGCCATGCCGTGAGCATCTGCTCCTGCCCACGTATAGATAGCCTGATCATCATCCCCAGCAATAACAACATTCGGAGTTTTTTCCATAATCTTTTCAACCGCCCTCCATTGGAGTTCGGAGAGGTCCTGTCCTTCGTCGAGGAACAACCAGTCCAGATCACAATTAACATCCATATCGACCATATGAAGAAGCAAATCATTATAATCAACGTATCCATTCTGCTTCTTCCATTTGGTGTAAGTGATGGAGAAATGGCGGTCAACTTCATCTGGCTGCCTGTCTGAACATTGGGCCACCCTAAACTGGTGGGCGGTGTGGAGTTCGTCCCCAAATGTTAGTTCTCCTGCTTCAATGATTGATTGACCAGTGACCCGATACCCGATGATTTCACTGAACTCTTTAAGCTTCTCGTGGTCCACAATTTGGGCTCGGGTCGTTCCGGTCAATTCATAGGCAAGGCTGTGTATGGTCCGAACGGTCTTTGAAGTCCTGAGATTTAATCTCCTCAAGGCCTCTCCTGCAGCATTTTTAGTGAAAGCGAGGAATCCGATCTTGGTCGGGTCCCCAGCCTCAGCCATCATTGCCAGCAGGGTGGAAGTCTTACCAGTTCCGGGGGGGCCATACACAACCTCGACACTCACAGCTTGCCCGCCAAATACTTCAATCTCGCCAAGAGTCCGGCCAAATCTGCTTTCATTCGGGTGATTTCGTTCTCGTATTCCTTGACCCCGGTGGCGGCCAGAGATTCCATCTTCGCTTTCAGCGCTTGGTATTCCGCTTCCGCGAAGTGAATCTCTCGAGCGGCGGATCCTTTAACCCAGGCCGTGATCTTCGATTCTTCCGACTTCAACCAGTTCCACATCAGAATTCCTCCTCTTTGATGTCGTCCTGCAGACCAGAACGATCAATGTCCTTGGCCCCGGAATGGATGGCATCGTAGAACTTACGAGCCGCTTCGAACGTCTTCTGGTCAACCCATGGTCCGGGGGACACCACGAAGTTGAAATAGGTGTACTGATCTTTCTTCTGCTTGACGACGCCCAGCTTCCAGGTCCCGGCGAACCGGGCCATGTCCTCGCCCTTCATCCGAATCATCGAATTCCAGTTCCTGCTGATCTTCAGCTGGGTGGATTTCATGGGGATGGCGGCCTCGCCGATGGGGTGTCCCTGCTCGTCCAGCAGCAGGACGAAATGCACCGCCGTATCGATAATCTCACAATCCTCGGGGTGGTCAGATTGCGCCACGGCCTCGATTGCTTCCTGCATGACGGTGTAAGTACCACGGAACCCCCCACCACGCTTCCGGATCACGAACACGTTCCACTCCATCCGGTAGAACACATTAACGACACGGCAAGCGGGGAAGGCTTCCCTGGTGAGAGTGTTGAAGATCATCCCTTTTTCACAGCCGGGGATGAACTTCTCAGCGTTGTCCGCATCAAGTTCGGGGCTCAGGTCCTGAATGATTTGGAGCCGAGGGACGGTCAGGTCCTTGATGCCGACATTTTCATTTCCGAGGTTCCCGGCCCCCTTGAGGAAATCCGGGACTTCGTTGGTCACGACGGGCATTGCTTCGACTTTCTTCACTTCGTTCTTGGTCATTTCTTCTCCTGTTATTGGTTCTTGATTTCTTCAAGGTCCTCGGGTAGGGGGTCCGTCTCATGGGTCCGCCCGGTGTAGTCCTCGAAGTTCTCTCTCACTAACTTCATGATTGATCCGTTACGGTTCATAAAGCTGTGTATTTCGTCATAGGCCTCCTGCAAAGTGACTTCTTTGAACTTGTCATAGGGCTCATTGATATCATAAACCCTGATCCAAACCTCGCTGGCTTTAATAGAAACGGGCTTTCGGGACCACAGTGACGTTAACCAGTTCGGCAGGATATTCCTCGCCATTCTTGATCCTCCCATTGACGAATGATTTGAGGGTGCTGGGGTGGACCGTTTCCTTGATGATTCCCGCCTCCCCCTGCTCGATGAGCCAAACCTTGAACTTCTCGAACCGTTCAGCAGGAACCGACACGAACAGTTCATCCTGGACCCTGACCCCCTTACCGGATTCCAGTCGGAACGAGGTGAACCCGGACTGCTCCATCATTGGGGGGATCTTCACGGTCCGGATGAAGTCATATTCCTTCTCCAGCGCCGTCTTCACGTAAGTGGCCTCGTCCAGTTGGGCGCGGACCTCTTCCATGGCCCGGCCCAGGGCCGCCAAATCCATGGCGTCATACTTTCCGTAAGATTCATTGCCTTCCATTTAAACCTCCAGCAAACGAAGGGCATCCGCAATCCGGGATCGCATATCCACTGCTTTCCGGTTCATGTGGCGGAGAGTTGTTGCGTAAGGGCACAACATAACATCGGGTGCGTTGGGCGTTAGCCCGGATGAGGCGCAGGGGGAAGGCCCATCGGGCATACTTACCCCACTCAGCCTTTCAATGAGCGTGTTTAGGCCACTTTCAAGAGATTCAAGCGTTTCCCCAAGATCACAAATCCCCTGTGAAATCTGGGTTTGCCGTGATGCGGTGTTGTTGCCTTGGATGCTCATACTTCCTCCTATAGGATAATGGTTATTGGTTGATAGACCTTCTTCCTTCGATCCCACTTCAGGATCGGAATGGATCGGGTCTGGGTGGAAAGGATAGCGAAACATATGCCAATCAACACTGGGTCACCCAACAACAATAGGCGATCCTGTTTAGGGTCAAACGTGCGAAGCTGGGTGCGCAGAAAATCCGTGATTTCCGCTCCCGACGAAGTAGATGTAAAAGGGAAATCCATATTACATAGGATCTGGATCTCCCCGAATCGGAGCGCATCCGCGTAATTATGTCCTGAATCCTCAACTACAAATACCCTGCCCACGGGTTGCCTCTCTTACTTCTGCCATGATTGTTTCGGTGTAGCTCTTGCCACTGTTTAGAGATTTGAGAATCTTGCTGTCGATCCAGGACATGTCGATTAGGAAATCAACGTAGATCACGGATTTGGTTTGCCCGACACGATGAGCACGATCTTCAGATTGGATACGATGACGAAGCGCCCAGGAGTTCGAGAAGTAAAGCTCATAGCTGCTAGCTGTAAGAGTGATGCCGATACCCCCGGTCGAGATTTGTCCCACAAAAAATCGTGTGCCCGGATCAGTTTGGAAACGTCGTCTTGCGTCAGCCCGTTGATCGGTATTTGTCTGGCCACTGAACGTAACAACAGCTGCATCGCCGTATTCCTTCTTAAGAGCTTCCGTGATGAGATTGACCTCGGGCGTGAATCTTGCCCAAATGATGGCCTTTTCCTCGGGCCGGATCTGATAGATGTAAGCGAGGAGGTCCTGGAGCTTGGGATTCGGGCCAGGAAGAGCCTCGGGTCGTGAAGTCTTGCTGTCGGCCAGGGCATCGACTAATTCATCACTTTCTGCTCCAACATTCTCCGGGTCTATTACAAGATTAGGAGTAATAAACCCACCAGTAAGCTGCTGAAGACGTAAGTCCCTAACAAGGACATTATTATAGCTGAGCAATACACTATCATCCTCTCGGAGGATCGCACCTGACTTTCGGAGTTCCTCATACATCCTCTTCATTTCTGGTGTTGGGGTTACTTTCCGGATTTGGTAGATTTTGGGCGGAAGGTCAAGACATTCTGCCTTAGAGATTTGGAAGGTATAGGGGGCAACGAGATCAATGAATTCAGCCTCGTTACAATTGGCTACGATTTGCTTCCCCTTGAAGCCGCCCTTGATGCAGTAATGATTGGTGAACGAGTAGTAACCGGTACCCAGAATACCCGGATCCAGAAATTCATATTGCGACCAAGTGTTGTGGATTCCCTTACTGATCGGGGTCCCGGTCCCAATACGCCGTTTAATGGCCAACTTAGCCAGTTTATGACATTTCCGCGTCCGGATCGCGTCGTGCGAGGCAATGGTGTCAGACTCGTCAACGATAAACACTGACCGGTTGAGGCAGAGAAACTTGTCCAATATTGCATCAGCCCCTCCCTGGGACAAGGATTCGATACCCATGATCAGCCATTTGACCTTGCCCTCGTGGGGCTTCATCGAGAATTTCTCTGCTTGAGCCTTGAACCCGGAATCGTAAACATGGACGTCAAACTTCTCCGAACTGTGGAGCAGGAGTTCGTCTACCCAGTTGGACTTCACAGAATTTGGGCATAGGACCACGGCTGCGGTGATTTCCTTTCGGAGGAATGAGACGTTCACATCGTCGATGAAGATTTTGGTCTTCCCAGTCCCTGGGTCCATGAACAGGGCGTAGGCTGCCAGATCTGCCATCCGCAACAGGGGTTCCAACTGTTGGGACATTGGGGGCTTCCTAAATCTAAAGGCTTCGGGGAGAATCGTATGCTTAAACTTCGGGCCATCGAGTATTGACTGAATTGCAAACTTAGCATCATCCGTGAACCCCACTTTCAGCCGGTTGAAGTATGCAACGTTGGATTTCGTGGGGCCTGCGATCCAGAGCTTGCGGGATTTGTCATAACGCCGGTTCGGGATCCCCCTTACCAGGGCCAGTTCCTCAAACTCGCAGCCCACGATGAACTTTCCGAGCGAAGGGTCGTAATCAATGATCATAGGCCAATCTCACTGAGCCAAATATCGGCAAACCCGAAATAAAAAGCCATGCCGCGATCATACGCAGCCAACCATGCAAGATGCCGCAACACATCATTGAATCGGGAATACTTGATATGAAGGCGATTCATTTGAGGAGATCCTTTAAAGAAGAGAATCTAACTGGAACCCCTGGGAAGGTGTTCTGGTTATCGGGCCAGGGTAGTAGTTCCACAACCCGGTGCCCTCTTTTCTGGCGCTCGAACCAATTCTTAATTTCTTCTGCAGACTGCCGTTGGCCATTCCCCAGGAAATTAATTATCATCTGGCGCAGACCAATGTGGTTATATTCTACATTGACCCACCAATCAAGCCGGTAACAATTTGCATCCAATTGCAAATTGTAGTAAGGCCCTACAACTCGAATTTCCCTGTTTCTATTTTTTGAGGGGATAAAAATGTCGTGGTAAAGACCATCACCCCCTTTATGGAGGGTTGTGGTGTTCATCGCATCATCCCCAATCCTAGGACCCGGATCAACGTATCCCGATCCAGCCGACAGTAATCTACCCCGTTTGGGGATTTACAATGTACTAGATCCTGGGGTTGCCAGAAGTAACTTTCGATACGTGCAAGACAATCCTTGCGGGTTTCAAGGCGGGTTCTGGCGGCAAGCTTTTCCATGTCGAGCCCACCGGGGGTAATTTCGGGATTGGGGGCAGTAACAGTAGGTTTAAAAGCAAGAAGATCATCTTTGTCCTCCCTCATGATTTGACCTCCTGGACCACCCCATTGTCCAACCACCTTCGGGGCAACGTCATCCTCGTATCTGAAATCTCGGGGCTGGTAAGGACAGCCCTGGTATCGTTACACCATGGACATTGCTGGAACTCCAGGAGCCGTGTGAATGGGTGCGCCTTATCGGGTGCCAGCCATTCTGCATGGATCGTCGGCCACTTGCAGCCCCCTGAAAAATAGCATATTACTCGCATGGGACCTCCCATTGGTAGTTGCAACCCCTGCAGACAAACTTAATCCTCTCGGGGATGGGTTCCTCGACCCGAAACTCTTCAATCTTCCTGTGACCTCTGCAAATAATGGTGGCTTCCTCAGTTGTCAAAAGGGCTTTAATTTGGGTCCCAGGCTTCACAATGGATGGATGGGAATATCGAGATTCCTGTTTGAGATACTCCCGTTTGTGCATGAACTCGTTCCCGTTCTCACCTAGCCCACACTTAGGGCATTGATATAAGACGACCTTTAACATCAGAACCTCTCTTTCATTTCAGGGACTTCGAATCGGATATCGTTGCTTTCAAATGGAACGCCCCATACCTGAAGGATGTTATGCCCCACTCTAAGTTTATCATGAATGCAGCCACACTTTCGCAATATTGACCAAAGCTCGGCACCCTTAAATTCTTCGGCGCGCTTTCTTTTAAGCATTTGGATGAAGTCAACCCCACGGAAATAAACGAATAACTCACCGGTGTCGGAATCTTTTGCAACAACCGGTATCCCCCGTAACAGATCCTCCTTCCTCCCGAACCTGGGCTGCCCACTGTCGTCCAACCGTTCGACGGGCCGGACGAATTCCATCAAGAGTGATCCGATGATTCCACCCTTGGAAGCATCGTCTGGTGCAGAAACCTCAGTGCGCTGTTCATTCTTCACCCGCATCAGAACCAGCCAATCTTCGGACTTCATGGGGGGTGCGATGATCCCGATCTTTTCCAGCATGGTCTTGCGCACTGACCGGAAATCCATCAGCTGTTCAGTTGTGAGTTCGAGATGTAATCCGTTAACTTCGAGATCCCACCTGGGCGGGTCGGACAATACCTTTTTAAGCCCCCCAAACACAGCAGAATCATAAGCTTTTGAAGGTCCCGCTTCTCCAACTCCGAATCGCCTTGTGACGCAAACTTCTCGATTGCACATATCACACAAGGGGGTTTCGTTGCAACGGTATTGATAATTCCCCTTGCCCACAGACTTCGCAATCGTAGCGACTTCGCCCTTTGCCAATGGCTTTGGCACAAGGGAACTGTCATAGTTAATGGCGAAGAGTCTTTCATCTAAATCCTCCACCCCGGCCTTTTTCAAGTACGTGGCAATTGTAAATAGGCCCATGTTCCTGGATCCGATTGGGACCCCTTCAGTCAGCATCCGCTCCACGCAAGGTGGCGCTTCCGAATAGTCCGTCAGGGAATCGTAACACTGGGTCCGGGATGCCCGTTTGAGTTCTGCCAGGTCGATGAACTCTTCCAAGGTAAGTTGCCGGTTGCTGAAATAAGCAAACCGTATAGTCTCCCTGGCGTTAAAGTATGGAAGATTGACCCAGGATCCAATCTGATCTTTCGACAACCGCTTTTGTTTTGGAAAAATCTCCACAAGAGCAGCCTGCAATACCGTTCCCGATGATTGAGACTTAACAACGGTGACCGCAGTAAGCTTTGCAGCCCAGCCCTGCAGTATTTTCTGCAATTGAACGGCTGGAATCGGTTGCTGCAGAAAAACGTAACAATGCGCCCCTTTAGACTTCGATTGACAGACAACCAGAGGAAGGCCGATTTCCTCAACCTTGAGGGCCAGGGCCGGTATGTCGATAAACCAATCTTCTTCATGTGCATCAACATCGATCACCCCCCACCAGGACATGTGTTGTTCATCGATTGGTACAATTCCTAGGCCCGTGGACCCCTCCAAATGGGATAACCAATGAGCCTCGGTGATCGTCTCTTTGGTTGTCTCCATGCTGGAATTGTGGGGATGGAATAAGCCCCGCCGGTTGAGGGGGCTCTTGAACAGGGCCATCAAGGCCGTAACTTGCTCGGACTTTGACCTAACCATTATAAGCTTCCGCCTCTTCGCGGGTCAGGAAGAAGTGAATCCCATAGGAACACTCGTTCCAACGATCTGGGTCCCAGGAGTCCGGATAAACTCGGGTGCCTGGGCAATACTCGGTCCGGGGTCCGTGATTCTTCGTATAGCCTTCGCCTTCAAGGACGTCGGCAAACTCAGCCCGACATTTCCGGCCCGTGGCATTGGATCGCTGAGCCTCGGCAGGAATTGAGAGCTTAATGATGCCGCCTTCGACCTTCTTCCAGCCAATAATCGTTCCCGCAGGAATGATACTTAATTGGGCCGCGATCAACGAATTCAGGCCCTTGGCCCCTTGAAGGTAGGCCCCTTCAAGGTCGGCCCCTTGAAGGTTGACCCCTTCAAGGTCGGCCTCTTGAAGGTAGGCCTCTTGAAGGTAGGCCCCTTCAAGGTGGGCCCCTTCAAGGTTGACCCCACGAAGGTAGGCCCCACGAAGGTAGGCCCCACGAAGGTCGGCCCCTTCAAGGTCGGCCCCTTCAAGGTCGGCCCCTTGAAGGTAGGCCTCTTCAAGGTCGGCCCCACGAAGGTTGGCCCCACGAAGGTTGGCCCCACGAAGGTTGGCCCCTTCAAGGTTGGCCCCTTCAAGGTTGGCCCCACGAAGGTAGGCCCCACGAAGGTCGGCCCCTTCAAGGTCGGCCCCACGAAGGTTGGCCCCTTCAAGGTCGACCCCACGAAGGTTGGTCCCCTCCCTAACTGCTTGAAGGATTTCTTCCCTGTTCATTCCTTCTCCTCTCTTGTTTAAGTTTCCACCATCTTGCCACTAAATAGGACCCAGCTTCACCGCGCGTCTCTGGACGATAGCTGTTCGTTACCACGTGATGAACTAACTCTTCCCAGGTCAACTGGTCAACCCAGGCCTTAACCTTCGGTGTGAGCTTCATGAGGATTCCCTGCTGATAGTATGGCACGCTGTCCGGCTATAGTGGTGGCACAGGCAGTAGCCACACGGCTCCGGCGTGCCCCGTCGCTCAGTGACGTATGGTAGACGACCGCCCTGGCCTGGGCGCTGAGCCAGGGCTCCGACTCGAACTCCAGATCCTGGAGGTATTTGAGGCAAAGCTGGTGCAGGCCATGCTTCTGGGACTTCGACGTATTCTGTTTGTCAGCCAAGGATGCGGCATGCAATAAACGGGTCGCGACAGCCAATGTGTCGGAATCGAGCCCGTGAAGGAGGGAAACGAAAATCCGGGTGGGATGGGATTCAGGAAGGCTCATAACGCACCGCCCTTTACATGGTAGATGCTTGCCTTGATCTCGGGATTCTGGCACTTCCAAGCTCTCTGACGCTCTTCAGCTTGTTCACGGCTGTCAAGTGCCGCCCACAATCCGATGAAGGGGGTGTAACCCCAGATTATCCAGTATTCCATGTGAAACCTCTCTTTGTTGGTATCTTTGGACCTAAGCCCCCAGACCCGATACCAGTATACGGTCTGGGGGCTTTCCTGTCAAGTACGCATAGGTCATGCCAGTGTGAAACCCTAAGAGATTTCACACTCTTTCAGCAGATCTGAATCTTGATCTTTTCGAGTTCGGTGGCCATTTCAGGCTCCTAGTAGAAGAATCGTCTCCAACCCGAAAGCCCCGTTAGGGGCGACTGAATCGGGCTTGATATGCAGACTTACTTCGTGGAGATTTTGCAGCGGCGATGGAGGAAGATTTGATCTTCAACCGTGAACCGAGGATGGGTGGGAAGAAGGTCATCCCAGGAATCCGGGTCCAGAATCTTACTGATTCGAACCTCTCTCCGGGCGTTCTTCCAGGCCTCCTTTGGGTCCAGAGGCCGGAACATTGCCAGCAAGCGCTTTTCGGCACACTCCAAACAGTCGGCCCAATAGATGTTGTGGCGGCAGGTTTCTCGTGCGTTCATGATTTGCTCCTCCCTAGCCCGAAAGCCCCGTTAGGGGCAGTAAATCGGGTTCGTGCGTAGGGGTTAAATGGTGGCTTCCCCCTGGTTCTTGATCACTTTCGCCTTGGGGTCCGAAGATTCTTTCAGAACTTTGGACCTGTATCCCCGGACCTTATTGCCGACGTTCATGCGCTGCATCCCCTTATTCAAACTCGAATACCGGGTGCGCAGAACATCCGATTCACCGGCTTCCACAACATCGGGGAACAGGTAAAGGTCCTTACCATCGAGAGTCCAGGCCAGCAACTCGAAGGCCACATGGTCTTCGTTGTCCTGGACTTTCCGGGCCTTGCCATCCGGCAACTTCGCGGTGCGAATCGGGTGCTGCTGCCGAAACTTGGGAAAGCCCATCATTGAGGTGAGCGGATTCTTGACCGTGGGCTCTTCGATTGCAGCCAATTCGGCTGGGGTCGAATCCTGCAGGGTAAGACCGGTTTCGATATGCTCGAACCGACTGCCTTCCTCGTCTTCGAGCTGGTAGTAGAACTTCTTCCCGCGCTTCTCGCCAGAAATGACGACAGCACGCCGGTCGGAAGGTGTTGCAACCACGGATCCGGGTTCGATCTTACGGGACATGACAAACTCCTTGAGTTGTGGGCCATCCTAGGCCCCGGTTAACTACTGAACGAGGCCCAAACTAACCTCGTCTACGAGCGGCCTTGAATGCCTCTGCGGCAGCCTCGGCAGCGGTTTCAACAATCTTCTCTCGGTGCTCTTTTTCCGCTTCTAACATTCGCTTGTGGTCAGCGCGCTTCATTTTGGCGGCTTGATTGATGGCCAGCTTCCGTTGAGTCTTCAACGTCTGCTGATGCCGTTCGGCCTTAACAAGGCGTTCGCGCCACAATTCGCACCGGTCCTTGTCACCGCCTGCCAGGGAAATTTGGAGCTTAATCTCTGTGACGGACCAGCGCATCTCTCACCTCGCTACCCCAAGTATAAGGCCTAAAAAGGGCTCTGTCAAGGGGTCTTGGGCGGGGTGTGACTCCGGTCACAGGCTCCCGAGAGGGGGTGCAGACTGGCACGAAGCTTGCGTGGGGGTTCCGAGGCCCGAGAATGATGATTTTCCAGAGGTGGCGGTCCAGGTGGCGGCGACGATGACACGCGCAGAGGCCCGTGGGACGCGGTCCGGAATGGCTCCTGTAGTCGGGGGGCGTCTGACAGAGGCGAGAGGCGACCCTCTGAGGCATATAGTCTGCGCTGGCTGCCGCCACACGCCACACGATAGGTATACCCTCACCGGGGTCCGTCAGACGGGGCTCCAAATGGCTGTGGGGTGTGGCGGGGTATGTGACACTGGTCCAGGAGCCGCTCAGGACGCGGGCTCTCTGTGGCTGCCAGAGCGTTCCTATGGGCAGAGCTTGCCTACTCGGACTGGCATGGCCTGTGCGTATATGGTCGGACGGCACATACTGCCGTATACTGGTCGGTTGTGTAACGGGCTCCGAGGGGGCGCTGCCGTGGTGGGTGTGGCTGCCAGAAGCCATTACAGGCGAAATGCGAGCGGGTTATTCGGGATAGGTCCCTCGGGGCTGCCGTGACTCATCCCGATGTAAGGGTAGACGCGCTCCAACCGGGCTCCAGACTTGTGGCGAATGACGTAGACCAGGAAGGCTCCGGTTCGCTGGAAGCAGCGTAATTCTGCGGAAGGGATAATGCGGTGAAGGTTCATGGAAGCCCCTGTCGTTCAATGTGGACACCCCTTTGGCCCGGAATTACCGAGCCAAAGGGGTGGAATAGGGGGACTATTCAGGTTCGGTCACTTCCGGAGGAACAGGCTTCAGCGCCATTTTGGTGAACTGAATCCCAGCCATTTCCGCGCTGTCGATGGCTGCAGAGTTCCAGCGGTAGGTAATTTGTTCAGGCCGGATGGCGTGGGCGATGACCCGAATTGCTTCGGCTTGAGCCTCTGCGAATGACTCGCAGGAACTCTCAACTTCAAACGTCATGGGGATGACGAGCTTGATGCGGTGCTTGATTCCGGCTTGGTATTCGTGGATTGAAGGCATGGTGAACTCCTTGAAGGCTCCTGTCGGAGCGGGTTAGCGGACGCAAGCCGCGAAGGTTAGAAGGCCGATGGCGAGGAATGCCAGGAAGAAGCGAATCGGGTGAGGCATGGTTGAAGCTCCTTTCAGGCGGTGTAACCTTCGTTGGCAAACTTGGCTGCTTCGCGCTTGATCGCTCCACGGATCAGGTTACCGAGGTTCATCCGGACCTGACCAGGGTTCAGGCCCCGATAACGCTCCTGAAGCTCCGGGAGGCGGTGGAGCAGGAAGCGGACCACGAGCGGATTCGTCCAGATTGCGTCACCGTGGGTGGACGCAAGGGTCGTGCCAACTTCGTCCAGGCCGACGGTGGTCAGGCGAATGGCGAGCTTGGGCAGGTTCCGGGGCTGGAACGGGCGGCGGGCGGTGGATGAGTCGTTCATGAGAAGCTCCTGTGGGTTGGCTTACACCCCGAAGGCCCGGACAAGCCGGGCGGCAACGGGGCTGGCTGTGGTGGTCAGGCTTCGGTGTTGGGGAACACTCGGTCGTAGAGCTGGTCGAGTTCGGCTTGGTTGTCGCTTCCGTCTTCGGGGCTGAAGGTTCCCCCAGCCCAGGTGTCTGCCGCTTCCTGGAGGTAAGCAGCTAGGTCAAGGAGCAAAAAAGCCGGGAGGTGCTCGGGGTGAGTGTGGGGACCAAGGACGACGCGGAGTGCGGCAACCAGAGTGTCGTTGGGGCGGGCGGTGGATGAGTCGTTCATGAGAGTCCTCCTCGGCCCTTCGGGGCCTATAAAAAAAGAAGCAAGCCGCGTGCCAGCCGCGTGCCATGAAGCGGTCATATGAGCTTTTCATCCAGGCGCCCTAAGAGCCACCACGCAAGCCACGTGCCAATGAGTCCTTCAAGTCGCCTAGTGGGCAAGCCTTGCCGTATGACGCGTCCTGCGTCATATCGTGACGTCCGGCGTCATATCAGGCAGATTGAGACGCGTTCTCAGTGGCCGGCTTGATGAGCCTTTTATGTTGAGACGAGGTCTCTTCACGGGGGCCGCTGGACGAGCCGGGGACGTACAAGGACACGCCCAGGTACCTCTTGTGTAGAGTCTCAGTCTCAGCGGCCAGTGCCGACCGGTCGGCATACGCAAGCCACGTGCCAGCTTAGGTGCCGATCCGTCGGCATCGGACCGTGAATCAAAAAAACGCGACTCAATCTCAGTTCCTCGGCCCACGGATCGAGACTCAATCTCAACGGGCCCCGGGCCGAGGCCCTGGATTGAGACGCTTTCGCAACTCGACGCTTTGACGCTGAGACGCAATCGCAGGACATGGGTGGATATTGACTGAGACGCAATCGCAATACCGAGGCCCCCTTGAGGAGGACCCGCGATACTTGGACCCCCCGTTCTCCCACACGAGATTCCCGGTAAAAGGATCACGGTTATTTATCCAACCCCCGGCTTCTATTGCATAGATACTTGACAGCAGCCCTCAGGGACTATATACTTGGGGGGAGGGTACTGATCGTGTCTCACGATGAAGCGTGGTATAAATCCAAGGTCGTGCATGATCTGCGCACCGACCTTTATGTCCGCGTTCAGAGATTCGAGGATGCCTTCTGTGTCGGTTTGGTTGACATGTTAGTAACAGATAGACGGGATGGGATTTGGTTGGAGTGTAAGTGTCACACGATTACGGCGAATGGTGTCCTTCTTCCCAAATCCAAGATCACCGGAAATCAGATTGCATGGATGAGTTCCTGGAACGGGTTCCCATTCCCTGCAGCTGTGATGCTATTTACGGATAGGGGTTGGTTGGTCTGCCCCATAGATTCAGTGTTATCAACGATCTGCACAAACAACGAAGCAATGGAATTACTGGAACCTTATCCGGTAAAGAGCTTCAAGAACATAATGAAGGCATATGATAGGATGAAGGAATGGCAGAAGTCAGCGCTGGTCAAAGGTTAGCCATTCCCGAGGTTAGGGAAAATTTTTTGAAGGCCCTAGCTAATACGGGTTCAATCACAAAATCCGCATTGCTGGCTGGGGTGGACCGAAGTTCTGTTTACGATTACCGAAAAGCACACCCAGAATTTGCAGAAGAGATAGCGGAAGCTATTAGAACAGGTGAAGATGCTTGGGAGGATGAAGCCAAGCGTCGGGCCGTTGAGGGTGTTGAACACGGAGTCTGGAAGGATGGAAGACAAGTTGGGTCCAGGGTCGAGTATTCCGATTTGCTGATGATCTTCCTGCTCAAGGGCGCAAAGCCTGAGAAATATAAGGATCGGGTGGACAACTACAATTACAACAAGGACCTGGATTTGGCAGACCGCCTTAAAGAAGCAAGGGCCAGGGTTGCTGAGAAGGAAAAGAAGTAATGGCTCAAATCCCCACCGGAACCAGGGACTGGACTGAACGTTCCCTAATAGACTTCATCGGGGCCTACAACCACGATCCGATGGGGTTTGTTATGGCGGTGTTCCCCTGGGGTAAGGTTGGGACCGATCTGGAAAAGTACGACGGGCCGGATGAATGGCAAAAGAAGATCCTGAACGATATCAGGGACGGGCTGATTAATACGAATGAGGCAATCCAAATCGCGGCTGCCTCGGGCCACGGAGTTGGTAAGTCTGCACTGGTGGCGTGGATTATTTACTGGGCAATGTCGACTTGCGAGGATTGCAAAGGGGTTGTCACCGCGAATACGGAAGTGCAGCTGAAGACAAAGACCTGGGCGGAGTTGGCGAAATGGCACAGGTTGGCGCTGAACCACCATTGGTTTGACTTCACGGCCACGGCTTTATATGCGGTGGACCCCAAACATGAGAAGACATGGCGTGTTGATATGGTGCCATGGTCTGAGACGCGAACTGAAGCTTTCGCTGGTCTGCACAACCAGGGCAAACGGGTGTTGCTGGTATTTGATGAAGCGTCCGCAATCCCGGATGTGATTTGGGAAGTATCGGAAGGTGTGACGACCGACATGAACACGGAAATCATATGGGCTTGCTTCGGGAACCCGACCCGGAATACGGGACGATTTAGAGAATGCTTCGGATCAGGAAGATTTGCGCACCGATGGATAAAGCATCAGGTTGATTCCCGTGATGCAAAGATGACCAACAAGGCCAAGATCCAGAAATGGGTTGAAGATTATGGCGAAGATTCTGACTTTGTTAGGGTACGTGTTCGCGGTGTGTTCCCTCGTGCTGGTACTTGCCAGCTTATTGCTCAAGATGTGGTCCTGGCAGCTAGGAAGATGAACCTGCCCCCCAACAAACACCTGCCGATCGTGCTGTCTTTAGATGTAGCCCGATTTGGCTCAAACAAGACGGTGCCTTGTCTGCGTCAAGGGCGGAAGGCTACGATTTTGGGTAAATGGCGTGGGTATGGGGTGGTACAATCTTCAGAAGCGTTCATCAAATTAATCAATCAGCACGATCCGGATGCGATTGTGGTGGATGAAGATGGCATAGGTGGTGCCATCGTTGACATTCTCCGGGCCAGGGGTTACGATAAGCGGCTTGGCAAAGATATCCTCTACGGGTTCCGGGGTGGGTTGAAGGCCCACGACGAGACGAAGTACTACAATAGACGGGCCGAGGTCTGGTGTTTGATGAATGATTGGTTCGTCAAAGACTTCCCCGACATTGACGACGATCCGGACCTGGAGTTGGAACTCACGGCACCCGAATATGGGTTGGATGCAAAGGGCAGGTTCCAGCTCGAAACCAAAGATCACATGGAGGAACGGGGCCAGGAATCGCCAGACATGGGGGACGCTTTGGCCATGTCGTTTGCGGTATACCTGAACCTCCGAAGGAAAGACCCTGAAAAGGATGATGAAGAAGCGATGAACATCTACGCCAATTTGGCGTCACACACTTCCTGGATGAATTAATGCCCGTAATTAATCAACCCCTCAGTAATTTGATCCCGGATGGGGTCAATACGGTGTGGCCGTTGCCCAATAATTCGGCCATGTTGCTGCTGGGTTCTGATCCGACGATGACGTTCCAAGGGTGGTTAGACTGGCAAGGTTACCGAACTTTGTACCCCTCACTTCGGACTAATTTGGCATTGTGGTCTTCAAACCTTCTTAATGGAGTTTGGGTTACGGTGAATGTATCGGACTCAGCTACAACTGGGCCGGATGGTGGTTCCAGTGCGATTCAAGCAACGGCAACGGCAAATAATGCCTATGGATCACAGAACGTAACGGTGGTGGCTGGAACTTATACTCATTCAGTTTGGATACAACGGGTTTCTGGGGTCGGAAATATCTACCTTTGGTATCCGAACGGAACCCAAGGGCCAGCGTTGCCAGTGACGACTTCCTGGCAGAGGTTCTCAATTACCGGACCTTCAAATGGAACTAATGCTCTTCTCAAACTTGGGTGGGATGCCTCGGGCGATGTATTTAATATATCAGACCCCCAACTTGAAGCCGGATCAACCCCGACTGGATTTATTAGCACTTCTGCGGCAGCGGCTTCAGCAACAGATGTGACAATTCACAATGCCAATCAGACGCCTAGTAACAATTACGTCTCCTTCAGTCCGGCCCCGGTTGCCAGATCTGCTCCCCCACTTTGGTCGGGGCAGACTTTTGATAGGGGGAATTGATGCCTTATAAATCCAAGGCCCAGGAGGCCTTCTTTAACGCCAACCGCCCAGCGTTGGAAGCAAGTGGGGTGGATGTTGACGAATGGAACAAGGCATCAAAGGGCAAGAAATTGCCAGAAAGGGTAGGAAAGAATGGCAAAGGAAATCGGAATCCCCAAAAACGCGCCAAAGGCCGTTAAGAAAGAGGATGAAAAGATGGACAAGAAGCATCACGTGAAGGAAGGGTCCAAGAAGGACCTGAAAATGGACCACGAAATCATGCAGAAGCATGAACACCATCACGAACATCATGGTGAGGAACATATTCACCAGCACATCCATAACGAACACCATGTCCATCACCATGGCGGTGAAGGCCATAAGGCCCCTAAAGGGCATGAGGAGTACTAAGATGGCGAAACATAAGGGTGGCGCTTTTGCCGGAACGAAGCCTGCTGAAGATAAGCAGCCTAAACAGTCCCCGAGTGGCGGTAAGTGGGACGGGACCGGGGCTCTTCCGAAAAATATCAAGTACCCCACCAACGTCTATCCCACGGATGATTACGATTCCCACAAAGACAAGGATTAAGCCATGAAATATAAGGGCGCAGAAAATTGCCCCCCGAGCCTCCAGAAGGAGTCGGGTAAGGCCAAAGGCCATTCCGGTGGAAAGTCTGCAATGCCGGGACAGAAGCGATTGAACGAGAATGTAGCGAGGGGTCCGAAGACGACCGTGGAGACGAAATCCCCTGGGAAGGCCCAACCGATGGCCTCGACTCATTCGAAGGTTGCCAGTCGAGCGATGGGTGCCCTTAAGACTGAATCGAAGTTTGCTGCGAAGCGGACCGACATGAAGAAGGGGGACAAGCATTGATCAAACCGGTCAAGACAGGGAACTCACGGGCTTTGGGGATCAAGACGCCACGATCCGGGGTCCGCGTACCAAAGATTAACCTCTCCCCAACCCCCAATCCGTTAATGGCGAATCCAGGTGGTGGGCTTGCCCCTTCTGCAGCCCAGGTCCCAGGAACGTTCCCCGCGTCTGAATTTCCCACGGTTGGGTTCTCAAAGAAAGCGAAGATGTGATGGCTAAACCGATGATCAAGCCTTCCCATAAGGGCCTTCTCCATAAGGATCTCGGAGTTCCGGCAGGTCAGAAGATCCCTGTGAAGAAGATGGAAAAAGCCAAGAAGAATGCCTCTCCTGCTGAAAAGAAGCGGATTGTGTTTGCCGAAAATGCGAAGAAGTGGGGTAAGTAATGCCTGAAGATCGGGCAGTTGACCCTGAGCAGCGACTAATTCATAAGGTAATTGATCGTCACAAGATGGCTGACGAAGCTGAAGATAATCAGCGGAAGAAGTCAATGGATGATCTGAAGTTCTGTGACCCGAATAACCAGTGGTCGGAAGCAGACCGTATGAAGAGGGAGCAGGAAGGGAAGCCTTGCCTGAGTATTGACCGGACGACCCCATTCGTCAAACAGATTACGAATGAACAAAGACAGAACCGACCTGCAATTCATGTTTCCGCAACCGGTGAGATTGCCACTGAAGAGGTAGCCGAGGTTCAATCTGGTCTGATCCGCCATATTTGTGAGGACTCGAACGCGGACCATGCCATTGATACCGGTTTCGAAGCCATGGTTCGAATGGGCTTCGGCTATATGCGGGTTATCACTGAATACGAAAGTCCGGATTCCTTCAATCAAGTCCTGAAGGTGAAGCGGATTCCAAATGCTTTCATGGTCCACATTGATCCCTCCTACGTTGAAGCTGATGGGTCAGATATCCGGTGGGCCACCATTGAAGAGGATGTTCCTCTCGACGAGTTTCGTGAACAGTTTAAGGGCCATGTTTCTGCGTTAGCAACTACAGAAGCCTGGGTCGGAATCGGGAACGATTGCCCTGGTTGGGCGGCCAAAGATGGGGCCACGATCCGGCTGGTTGAGTATTACGAGGTAAAGCACGTACCTACTGAACTCAGGTTGGGGTCGGATGGTAAGACCTACACCAAAGGGGAGCCCCTTCCGAAGCGGGTAAAGGTGGTTAAGGAGCGGAAGTCCTTTAAGAAGGAAGTCCGCTGGTGGAAGTTGAATGCGATGGAAATTCTGGAGGGTGGGGTAGAGGGCAAGGAGACAGTCTTCGAATGGATCCCCATCATCCCGATCTTCGGTGATGAACTTATCATCAACAATGAACGGTGCTATTCTGGCCTGATCAGGCACGCAAAAGACGTTCAGAAGATGATCAACTACTGGAAGTCCACGCAGACTTACATCATCGCCCTTGCACCAAAGGCACCCTGGAAGGGGCCTGTCGGATTCCGGGGTGACCGTGAGAACGAATGGAACCGGGCCGCGATTTCCGGTGCTGCGACCCTTGAATACGAGTGGTGGGACCCGGTTAGGAATCAGAAGATGCCTGAGCCGGTTCGGGATGTTTCTGAGCCCCCGATTCGTGCAATTACTGAGGCCCTGGGGCAATCTGAGGAGGATATTAAGGCGGTTCTCGGAATGTTCGACCCAAGCCTGGGGAACAATAAGGGGATGGCGGATCAGTCAGGTGTGGCTATTCGATCCCTCCAGAGCCAGGGTGCGACGGTTAACTTCCATTTCTCCGACAATCTTGCCCGTTCTCTGAAGTTCCTGGGGCGGTTGCTGATTAAAGCGATACCCAAAGTCTATGATACCAAGCGAATTGTGCGAATTATCGAACCTGATGGTGAGACAAAGACCGTCACCCTGAACGATGTGAACCTTCAAAAGGGTATCGCAAGGGTTCTGAACGTCACCGAAGGCGATTATGACGTCACGGTGACCATCGGACCTTCCTACAATACCAAGCGGCAGGAGAATTTGGCCCTGATGCTGGGTCTTCTGAAGGTAATGCCAGCCGTTGGTCAGATGGCCCCCGACATTATTCTGAGCCAGATGGATGCCCCGATTACCAAGAAATTGGTGGCTCGGATTCAAAAAGGCCTGCCTCCGGGGTTGCTCGACAAGGAAGGGGACCTCCCGCCCCAGATTAAGCAGCATCTGGCCCAGGCTGATCAGATGATTCAACAGCAGCATGCGGTCATCCAACAGTTGACCCAGACCATTGAGACGAAGAAAGTTGAACTTGAAAGCAAGGAGCGGATCGCGAATCTCCAGGCGAAGACCTCGATGATTAACATGATGATCCAAACTAAGTCGGCGGAAGCTCAGACCGCTTTCAAGGAAGAAAATGACGCCATTGAACATAGGCTTGACTTGTTACATGAGGGTGCGCAGCTGGAAGCTACCTCCCTTACTCCTGAGGAACCAACCTCTGAATCTCCCGCAACGGGTGGCGCTTCATCCGGTCCTGAATAAATTCTTGGAGTAATCCATGTCGAATGATTTTGATGTGATCGAAGACGGGTTCGCCCCCGGTACGATTCCTGACAACCCTGTGGCTAGCGCCCCCCCGGCATCAGTACCCCCGGGGCCTGCCCCCGACCTCCCGCCTACCCCTCCGGTGGCCGTGGAGCCCCCCACGACGCCCCCTGTCGTCCCCCCTCCGACCCCTGCTGTTGAAAAGAATAGCCCTGGAGTCCAGAAGCGGATTGATCGGCTGGTCCGTGAGAGGGAAGAACTTCGTGCGCAACTTCAGGCCGTTCAGCGTCAGAATCCGACCGCCCCGGCCCCCGCTCAAATCGCCGCCCCGCTCAATGAACCCAAAGAGGAAGATTTTAAGACCTATACGGAGTTCATCGATGCTCGGGCTGATTGGCGCTATGAGCAGAAGGAGAGGGAACGCAATATCAGGGAGTCTGCGCAACGGGTTCAGTCCGAACAGGACGCGACTTATACCCAGTTTAGGGGCCGCGAACTGAAGGTAATGGACCAGCACGACGATTACGACGATGTTGCAGATGCCAAAGTCTTGGCCGCGAAAGGTGGTCTGACCCCCGTAATGGCTACGATGATTAACGCTTCACCGGTTGGCCCTGATCTTCTTTATCACTTGGGTGCAAACGTTGAAGAAGCCCGTAAGATTGCCGCGATGCCCCCTGTGCAGGCCGCTCGTGCACTTTTTAAACTTGAATCAACCTTTGATGGTGGTTCGGAACCCCCACCCGTGAAGACGAGTTCGGCTCCGGAGCCTATCAATCCCCTGACCAGTCACCCACCCACGAATCCGACTAATCGGAATGATGGAATGGAGATGTATTAAGGATGAGTAATGGCTACTAATGCATACAACAACATTGTTGATATCGTCCCTCGGGCAATGAATTGCATCGAGAATAACTTGACCCTCACCAAGCACGTGAACCGGGGCTATGATGACCGGTTCCGGGAGACGGGCGGTAAGATCGGTGATACGGCCAACATCCGTATTCCTGGTTTCTACACCGTCAATACTGGTGCTGTTGCGGTTCCTCAGGGTTACAACGACACCTATGTTCCTGTGGTCCTTCAGCAGTACAACGTGCCCCTTCAGTTCACTTCGAAGGAACTTCGCCTGAACCTGGACGAATTTGAAGAGAACGTGCTGGCCCCCATGATCGTTCCTCTGGCCAACTTCATTGACCAGCAGGGCTTCCTCCTGACTCCCCAGTTCAATCAGGTGTCTCTGAACGCTACCCTGGGTAATCTTCCGGTTGATCTGTCCAGCGTCCTTACTGCCGGTGCGATTTTGGATGAAGCTGGTGTCCCTCGCGCCGATAATCAGCGTGCCATGATCCTTACCCCCCGGTCCCAGTCTTCAATCGTCAATGGTTTGAAGACCCTCTACAACCCGATCCCGGATATTGCCCGTCAGTACAAGGAAGGTAATATGGGCATGCTGGCTGCCGGTATGAAGTTCTCCATGGACCAGAACACTAACACGTTCACCACTGGTTCGATGACTTCCGGTACCCCGCTTTACGCTTCCGGCGCTTCTGATGGTGGCAACACGATCGTTGGTTCCGGCTTTGGTGCTACGGTTGCCCTGGTCATTGGCGACTCGTTCACCATCAACGGCGTGTTCTCTGTGAATCCTGTTTCGAAGGCTTCCACTGGCCAGCTGAAGCAGTTCACCCTGACCGTTGCCAACACCACCGCTTCTACCCCCACCCTGCAGTTCAGTCCGGCCATGATTCTGACTGGCCCCCTGCAGAACGTGAATGCTCTCCCGGTTGCTTCCGCCCCCATTAATTTCTGGGGCCTGACCGGTACTTACGCTCTGACCGCCACCAGTGTTCCCAATAACTTCGCGTTCCATCGGGACGCCCTGTTGCTGGCTTGCGCTGACCTCCCCTCGGTTGGTGATCCTTCGATGTGTCGCCGGATTCGGTCCAAGAAGCTGAATCTCGCTATCCGTCTTGTCAAGTGGTACAACGGAACCACTGACGTTGAACTCTACCGTCTTGATGTGCTCTTTGGGTGGGCGATGCTCCGTCAGTCGTTCGGTTGCCGGGTCCACGGTTAATAGGAGATACAAATGGCTAATACCCCTTACCAGACGAACTTCCCCGTGGCAACCCGTGGCGTCTACACTGTTGACTTCACCGTTCCGTGGGCTTCTACCAATATCGCCAACGGCGACCAGCTGACTGGCTTTGTTCCTGGCCACAATTTCCGGGTTCTGGGTCTCGCTTGCATGTGCAATTTGGCGTGCGTTGGTGCCGGTGGTACTGCTGTCTTCACCCCCCGCATCAATTTCACGGCCACCACCACTTCCCAGCTGATTACGACCGGTGCCATTACCGTTACCACCGCCAATATGGCTACTATCGGCGCGATCGTTGGTGCTGGTAACAATGCCAGTCAGTATCAGGTGGGCAATCAGGGCGGTCCGGCTGACAAACTCGGTGTGGTTGCCTCCGCCGTTGGCGGTACCATCACTTCTGGCACCATCACGGTTACTGTCACTCTTCAGGATCTCGATTGCGCCTAAGGAGGCCCCATGGCAGATAAGGTTTATCCACGTTGGGTGTTCAATCCGGATGCACTTGACCGGATCGTAAACACCCCGGAAGAGGAAGCGGCTCTGGGTGAAGGTTGGTACGACACCCCGGCTGATTTCCCACAGGATTCTGCGGCCACGGCTGCAGAACAATGCCCCTATTGTGAGGTCTATCAGGCCCGGATCACGGAGCTTGAGAATCAAATTGTTGACCTTGAGAAGGCGAAGGAATAAATGAACGGGAACGCGGTCCAGGATCTCATAAATGCAGCCTATCGATCGTTCGGCTACCTTGGTAAGGGTGCGGCTCTTGAAGCGTCGGATTCTTTTGACGCGTTCGAGGCCCTCAATGACTTAATTGACGAATGCAATAATGATCGATTGATGATTTACGAGATCCGTATGGACGTGTTCCCGATGGTTGTGAATCAGCAAGTTTATACCCTTGGGGTGGGCGGAAATTTCAACATGCCCCGCCCCCCCAAGGTTGATCGAATGTCGGTACTCCTTACCCTTACGACCCCGATGCAGGAAATTCCGATTGATGTTCTGGACGATATTGGGTGGCAGAATGTGACCTTAAAGGACCATCTGTTCTCGGCCTTTCCGGTCATGTGTTACCCTGATAATGCCTACCCTCTCAGCAACCTTTCAGTTTGGCCCATCCCTTCAGCCCCTTGCTCCCTGGTTCTTTACACTTGGCAGCAGATTGCGGCTTTTACATCCCTTACCCAGATCGTGGCGTTCCCTCCGGGTTACAAGAATTTTCTGCGGTATGGGTTGGCAATTCGGATGGCCGTGGAAAAGGGTTTTGAATGCTCAATGGACGTTCACACGATGTTTGCGAATGCTAAGGGGATGATTCGGAACATCAACTGGCGTGAAGGTAAGGCCGAAATCGATCCAATCCTTTATGGTCGATCAAACACGATGCGCGCTATTAAGTCCCAAGGTCTGGTGGTGGATTAATGGGTCGGCAGCAAACAATACCCTTCAAGGGTTTCGTGGATGGTGCTTACACTCTGGATAGCGTGAAGGTGGACGCCCAGGAGTGCATTAATTACTACCCCGAGCAAAATGAGATCGTGTTTGGTAAGGAAACCGGACAGCTCTCAATTTTGCCACCCCCTGGCTTTACCCTGATTCCGACCCCCGGATCCCAATGGTTCTTCCAGGTTGATAATGGCCCGGTCCGGGGAATGTGGACCTTGCCTGATGGTCGGTTCATCGTAGTCTCCGCTAATAATTGTTACGTTATTTCCTATACTGGGGTATTCAACCTCCTCCTGGTGGGTTCCCTCCAGACTAATTCCGGCCCAGTCTCGATTTCCGATAATGGGGTCCAGGCGATTATTGTTGATGGTCTTTATGGTTACATCATCACGATCGGGACCCCCACCGGTAAGCCCCTCTTCAAACAGATCCTTGACCCCACCTTCCAAGCCAACGGTGCCCAGTTCGTGGTCTTCAACGATGGTTACTTCATCGTTGGTTCACCCAATTCCGCCCAGTGGTACCTTTCAAATCTCTATGATGGAACTGTCTGGAATCCGTTAGATTTTGCGACTAAGGAAGGTACTACGGATTGGTTAATGTGCCCAAAATGTTGTAACGGATATGTCTGGTTGGTGGGAAATAAGTCAATCGAAATTTACTACGATTCCGGGAACGCGAACTTCCCATTCTCTCGAATCGCGGGTGTGCAAGTCCAATATGGGGCATGGTCGGGTGGATCAGTTCAAGTGTTGGATAACTCGATAATTTGGGTTGGAACAGCGGTTGATGGTGGTTGTTCAGTTTGGAAGATGAATGGTTACACCCCGGCCCGAGTCTCGAACTTCGCAGTAGAGTTAGATCTAGGTAACGCATCTGGGGCTCAATTGGCTGGGATGACTTCCTGGATCTATCAGCGCAACGGGCATTCCTTCTATAATTTAAATATACCTGGATTTGACCACACCTGGACCTTGGATCTGGCAACTGGCAAATGGCATAAGCGAACGACCCTTGGTAAACAGGGCCAGCGTCAACAGCACCAGTTCCTATGCTCCTGTGCCGCTTATGGGTTTATCTTTGGTGGTGACCAATACGGTAGCTGTTATACCCTCAAGGAGAATCTTTGCACTGATGGAACCAGTGGGAATATGGGGACCGTTACTGTCCCGATTGAGCGGGTCCGGATCTCCCCACACATTGGCCGTATGATGATGAACGTGATCCACAATCGTATCGAGTTGGACTTCCAGGCCGGTGCCGGAACGAATACCGGGCAGGGTTCGAACCCCCAAATGATGATGCAATATTCGGATGATGGTGGCTCGACTTGGTCCACGGAACGGTGGCAACCAATGGGTCGCATTGGACAAACCTTCCAACGGTTGCGCTGGGATCAATGCGGGATGGCCCGAAATAGGGTCTACAAATTCAGGTTAACCGATCCGGTTTGGGTCCCAATCGTTGGGGCACAAATTGGAATAACCGTGGGGACAGCATAATGCCGACCGTACCGACCATTCAACTTCCACCGATCACGTTCGTGGATAAGGAAACTGGTAAACTTACCGTTGAGGGCCTTACTTGGTTCACAAATCAACTATCACAGATTTCTCAAACGGCTAGCGTTGCTGCAGCCCAATCTGCGCAAGCGGCATATCGGGCTCTTCAACAGGCCCAACAGCAGGCGGTGAAATGAAAAGAATCTTCGCAATTCTCGCAGCCCTTGGGCTCATTTTCTTTGGGGCCCGATCCCAGGTCCTGAATACTGTTGAAGCACCCTACATTATAGCAGATGTGGCGTTCCAGGGTCCCGGATCCGGGATTACGGGGTTTGCCCCAGGACTTACGACTGGGGATTCTACTGCAATATTTGCGGCCCTCGCCTCCACTGCCGCAGGGCAGGGGGATGCGCTGGTGGTGGGCCAGAGATCGGAGGTCGGCGCGGTTGCGTTCACCCAGCACGTGGAGAACCAGAATCGGGTGCCTAACATCAAAACTGACTTCGGAGCCAAGGGCAATGGCGTCTGGACGGGCATTCCCGGCTATGCAGGTGCCACAGCTACAGGTACCAACGACACCGCCGCCTTCGTCACAGCCATTGCTTCCGGGGCGACGAAGATCCGCATACCGGCTGGAACCTACATCGTCAACGGCGGGTTCCTGATCCCCAACTTCCTGGAACTGGAAGGGGATGGTATCGACCGGACCATCATCTACATGGGCAATCCTGGGACCAACTACCAGCTCTTTTCTAATACCCTTGGTGCCACTTCTGGTGCTGTAGGGGTTCGGATCTCGGGCATGACCCTCCACGGCAACGCTGTACCGCAGAATGGCGTGGGCAATGTAAACGGTAACGGGACCACCCTCGGGACCGGGGACGGCAACCAGGCGCTAAATTTCAATCTCAACGCGCCTACGGTTGGGTTCGATAACATCCCCGCCCTCACGTTGGATCACATCAAGATCACAGCATTCTACGGCCAGGTCAACGGCTCCCTCTACCGTTCGGCCCTCTATACCTACGGGGCGGGTGGGACTGGGTCCACGGGCCGAGTTGAAGCGGATAATGTGGTAATTGTGGATAATTTCTATGCGGTTGGGCATTATATTAAATCGACAGATGGCGTATATAAGGGCGTCTACTCCAGCAGTAACGGAACCTGGGGAGGCGGATATCCGGATACCTTGCTTCAGCAAGCCAGTGACAACAAGTTCATCCGCTGTTACTTCGGAGGCGGTGGATGCACTGACAACGTGCGGCTGGTGGGCGCGATCTACAACGAATTCATCGCCTGCACCAATGACAACACCTACGGATGCAACTACCACTTCCAGGATGATACTGGATCAATAGCTTGTGTCGCCAACGCCGTCATCGGCGGAAGTTGTACCGCCGCTTCCCAGGTCGGCTCAGGCACCTGGCCCAACGTCTTGCTGGAGGGGGACAGCCACAACAACATGCTGGACGGCGTGAAGATATACAACGAGGACGGGAGCACTGGCGTCCACTACGCATCTTACGGGGTTAAGGAAACCGCTAATGCCTACGGGAACTTAATACGTTCCTGTGACTTCGACCAGCCATTTGCCTTCACCAGCGGCCTCCAGGTGCTTCTGAACACCCAGGTTCCCTGCTACTTCACGGCCACGGCAGGCAGTGGCAACCTGGTTGTCTCGGCCATCGCATCCGGTTCCCTGGCCTATGGGATGCCGGTACAGACAGTCGGCGGGGGGACGGCCCTTGCTGCGGGTGCGGTCCTAACCAACAATCCCAACGGTGGAAGCACGGGTACTTACACCATCAGCCCCACCAGCACCGTGGGGGTCGCCACCACGATGATGGGGATATTCCCCACATCCAAGGTTTTGGATGCCCCAGGTTACCGTGGGACCGGGTTTGTCGGTGCCGCCTATACCACCAATGCGGCCCAGGCCCTTACCCAGGGCGCATGGACCGTCATTAACTTCGCCACCAAGGAATATGATGCCCTTGGATCGGTCCAGACGGGCGCAGCGTGGTCATATACTGCCCCGGTAGCAGGCGTCTATAGTGTCAAGGGCGCGGCATCATGGTCTGGCGGGTCATCGTCTGTCCAGCAGCTTTCCCTATACAAAAATGCGGCCCTGCTACGTTATCTGAACTCCATCCAGACCACGAACGGGACGGCTGGTGTGATGCCATTTTCCACCGAAGTTATGCTCGCAGCTGGAGATCAAATCAGCGTTGAAATTTACGTCGGTAATACTGGGATCACACTTCAGACGGCATCAGGAAGTAACCATATTCAGATTTCTCGTTTGCCAAATTCCTGATGCCCCCCCCCACCGAACCGCAAGACCAAGCCGCAATGGTCTCTTTTCAGCAGGCCTACCAAACCTTGGTAGAGGTTACGAAATCCGGATCCCGGATCGAGCGTCGCGATGCCATTCAAAAGTTTGAGGATGCCCTTCTTACGCTGCCCCAGGTTGACCAGCCTTTGAAGCACCACTTCGTGAATAAGATGTATTGGCGGGAGATCTTCAATCCCAAAGGTTGCATCATCACCACGAAAATCCATGGTGAACCCAATGTATCCGTGATCCTCCAAGGCCGACTTCTTTGCATTACCGAGGATTCAGTCTCTATTCTCCAGGCCCCTATGATGTTTGAGACAAAACCCGGAACTAAACGTGTTCTCTATGCCGAAGAGGATACAATTTTCTGCACCATCCACCCAAACCCCGAAGATTCACGAGACATTGAGGCCCTTGAGGCCCGGATTATTGCACCGACATTTGAAGTACTGGAGGTTCCTCAATGACATTTTGGGTAGCGGGGGCAGTAGTTGCAGGGAGTGTCGGATCAGCCCTGATTTCTGGTAATGCCGCACAGAAAGCTTCATCCGGACAGGTTAATGAGGCTAATAATGCCACGGCCCTGGAACAGCAGGAATTTAATACGATTCAGGGTAATCAGCAGCCCTTCATCAATGCTGGGCAGGGGGCTGTGGGCCAATTGGCTGCGGGGACCCAGCCAGGGGGTCAATTCTCCGGGTCGTTCACCCCACAGGACTTCCTTAATAACCAGGACCCGGCTTATGGCTTCATGCAGCAACAAGGTCAGCAGGCCGTGGAACGATCTGGGGCTGCACAGGGGCTTGACCTTTCAGGCGGTACTTTAAAAGGGCTTACCCAATATTCCCAGGGGCTGGCTTCTAATGAATATCAGAACGCCTATAACCGTTACATGTCATCCCGGAATCAAAATTATAGTGAACTTTCGGGTCTTGCTGGAATCGGATCCGGGGCCAACGCAACAGCAGCCCAGGCCGGAATTGGGATGACTGGACAAATTGCTAACTCGATGGCTGGTGGGGCAAATGCTGCCGCTGCCGGAACGGTCGGGCAGGCAAACGCGTTCTCCGGTGCTCTAGGTTCTATGGGAAATTACGCTGGGCAATACGGGATTTTGAGTCAGGTGGGTCTTCTGGGCGGGGGCCAGACGTTTAATAATGGGGTCATCAGTAATGCAGGCAACGTAAATTCTGGAATCGATATGTCCGGCATCAATCCCGATAATCTTGGGTATGGAGTTTAATATGGCCGGAATTGATCCAAGTATCCCTCTACAGGCCAAATCCCCAGTGGCCCTTGAAGGCCCAATGGAAATGGTTGGGAAGGCTATGCAGCTGAAGCAGTTGGGTTTGCAAGGTCAGCACATGGGTCTTGAGAATCAAATGCTTGGGCTTAATATGCAGAACCAACAGGCAATGCAGGCCGCATTGAAGGACCCATCACTCCGGAACCCGGATGGGACGATCGATACCAATAAATTGCTGTCTACGGTTCCTAGTCCTCAAGGTATTGCTGCCGCTGGGAGTATTGGGAAGGCCCAGGGGGAAGCGGCAAAATTAACCCAAACCAACCAGACTATGGCATTTGAGCGGAATGCCAAAGCTTTGACTGGGATCGCGGCCCTGGCCCAGGTCCAACCCACGGGAACGGCAGCTGATGTAGCGAATGTCCACAAATACATTGATGGGCAGGTCCAGTTAGGTTTGTTGAAGCCGGATGAAGCGGCCCAGATTCACAGTCACGTTCCGGCGAATGCTGCGGAACTTCCGGACTATTATCGTAAATCCGCCATGGCTCTCGCAACCCCGATCCTGGCTGCCGCCGGGATTACGGGAAAAATTGTCATGGATAATGGGAACGTGGTTCAGATTGGGCAGGCCCCCGGTATGAACCCGGCAGCCTACCCTAAACAGGGTCCCGGATCCGTGGATGCGCTTCCTGGATCACCCCCGGTGGCTCAGGGTGCCGCCCCAGCAGGCCAGCCCCCTCCCCCGGTTTCACCCACGGGAACTGGGGTAAGTGTCCTAGCCACGATGCCAAAGCAGGTGATGCCGGACACCCTTACCAAGATTTTGCAACATGTTCCAGGGGCTATCAATCCGGATGGCTCATATAATATGGCCAACCCCACCGTAATTAAAGCAATCGATGCCAAGCTTACGTGGCATGCCCCGGCAATGACCGCGATCATGCAAATGAAACCAGATACCTCTGGCTCGTTTGGTGGGATGTCAAAGGACCAATTGATCTCGATTGGTGACATCATGGCGAAGCAGGGATTTGGGGCCGCGAGACTTGGTTCCGGACCCTTGGCTACGAAAATTGGGATGGAGGCCTGGAAAGCCTGGACTGCGGATCAGGCTAGCAAAAATAGTGGGGTGATCCCGGATCCGAATGTGATGGGCGCGGTCTATCATGCGGATAAAGGGTCCCTGGCCCAGGCCACGAAGACCTATGACATGATTCGAGGATTTGAGGGGACGATGCTGAAGAACTATGATCAGCTTCAGTCATTGTTTGCGAAGATCCCAGATACCGGGTCTCCTTGGATCAATAAACCATTGCGTGATGTGGCTGCTGGTAAATTCGGTGATGGGCCAACTGCCGCTGCTAAGTTCGCAATCCAATATCAGATCCCGGAGATTGTGAAGCTTTCTTCCACAATGGGTGGCGTTGGTGGCGTTGTTTCGGATGAGGCAAAGACTAAAATTGAAGCTGCCGGTATCAATGACTCGGCCTCCATGGCAGGGTTGAAGGCTATCTATGAGGGGGTTATTAAGCCGGATGCCAAGAATCGGGAATCGACTCAGCGGGATATCATAAATCAGATCTCTTCCCGAATGGGTGGGGGTTCTGCGCCCCAGGCCCCAGCTTTACCACCCAGTAAAGTGAACCCGGCGAATGGGAAGACCTACGTCCTGAATCCCTCCGATGGTAAGTATTACCTTCCTGCTGGGAGTAAGTGATGCCTGATGAATTTGTTGATACCCCACTTCCAACACAGGTGGATTCCGCCCCTGGCCAAGTTACCCATGGACCTGGGGCCGCCCATTTGGATCCCACTCTCCCTTCAGAATTCATTGACGCCCCCGCCCCGACTGGTCCTGGGGTCGGTGGTCTGCAACAGATGGAAGCCAACCCCCTCAATAAAATGTCGGAGGATGACCTCATTAAGAAATTCGGGGGCAATCCGGCCCAGGTTAAGAAAGCCGCAAATTATTCCCCAGGGATGTTTACCAGGGCAGCGAACGCTGACTGGGGGCACCTGGACCGGTTGGCCTATGGTTATTCCGATATTGTGAAGGGCCTGGGCCAGATCGGGCGACATTTGGGAATTGGATCAGATCAGGACCCAATGCACATCCTCCAGAACCTTCATGATTATCGGTATGAACAGGAGAAGCCCCAGGGAACTGATGTGATGCGGGGGATCGGTAACGCAGTCGGTGTCGCCACCACGGTCCCTTCCGCCCCCGGTGTTATTGGGGCAATGATGGCGGGTGCCGGTGCCGGTTTGGTACAGCCGGTCAAGAACGAGAATAGCCCGGATTTCTGGATGCAAAAGGTTGGCCAAGTCGGAACCGGTGCCGTCACTTCCGGTTACCTCCATTCCTTATTCAATCCGATGGTTAATGCTGCCGGATCCGCAATTAACGCTGGTCTGCGGAAAGGCGCGAATTGGGTTGAAGGGCATACGCCACAAGGGGTTCAATCGGACCTGTTGAAGAGGATGGCAAATACGCCCTTTACTGGGGAATCGGACCTGGATGCCGCCATTGCGAAGGGTTTAGGCCCACGATATGAAGCAGCGGTGAAGTTAAAGCAGCAATTGATTGCAATGCGGGGTGGGCAAGGGGCTACAATTGGGCCAATGTATCACGGGGGGGCCAATATTCCTACGGAACAGCTTAACCCGGAACAATTCTGGTCACCTGATAAAAAATTGGCCCAATCCTACGCTAAGACATTCGGGATGGAGGATAGGAGTGCCCAAACCCCGCCAACAATAACTCCGAATCAGATTGAAGATTTGGTTCCTCTCAAATCTGGGCAGGTTAAAACCTCCCCCCAAACCGCCATTGCTCCTATTGAGCCTACTCCTGGGAGGGTGGCCCAGATTTCGATGCAGTTACAATCCCTTCGCGCCAGAATACTGACTGATGCTAATTATGCCAAGGTTGGGGAAATGATAGGACAGGCAAATCTTTACCCAGACCCCACTGGTCCGGTTTCAGTGTTGAACAAAATTATCAATCAAGAATCCGGCCCTGAGGCTTCAATGATACCGGATGAAGCTAAGGCCGGATTAATTCGCGATCTCCAAATTCTTCGTGATAATCTTGCAAAGGGCGGTCAACCCTACACCGCGTTTGACAATACCCGAAAAGTTTTGGGTGACAAACTCGATGCTTATTTTAAGGGTACCAATGGGGTGATCGGTAAGACCGGTTCCCAATATATCACCGAAATTGATAATGCCCTGGGTAAGGCAATGACGGATGCGGTTCAGAAGACTGGGAACAATGCCCTTATTTCCGCCCAGGGTTTTGCGGATAGCGAATATGCTAAGATGGTCGGCACTTTCCGGGATCCGGAAATAGTAAAAGCGATGACCAGCGACAATCCCTCTTCTATCATTTCGGCCTTGTCCCGGTCGGGTGGCCCCAATACCCGGATCGACCAGGAACAGCGGTTCTGGAATGCCCTTGAACCTAAAGGGCGTCTCGCGGGAATGGCTGGCATGGCGGATTTCGCAATCCGGAAGATGCAACTAAAGGGCAATAACGACCCCATGGATTTCATATCTGGGATGAAGGATCAGACCGACGCTCACCACGTATTCTTCCACGGGGATGAGGCAACCCGGATGAAGGGTGTGATCAACACGATTAAGGTTATTGATAAAGTATCCAAGGCCCTGGGTCCTGTTGAAGGTGCCGTCGTTGGTGCTTTGGGTGGCGGGGCAACCGCTGGCTCGTTCTCCCCGGTCGCGGGTGGCCTTGGGGCTGTTGCAGGCGGCATCGTTGGTGCTCGGGAATTGGGCGGTATTGGATCTAAACTTACGGGCGATGGCCTTAAATGGCTGCTTACCTCCCCCCAATCGGAGGATTTTCTGCGTAAGATGGCCTCAATGCCCCCTGGTTCATCCGTCGCAGCACAATTCATAACGAGACAGCTTCCGAAGGTAATGGCTGGGTATGCAGCCAAACAAAGATTTGATCAAGAAATGGCGGCCCCCGAGCAGCCCTCCCCAATGTCGTTACCCAGCGTGGAGTCCCTTAAATGACAGCCTCTTATTCACCAGTAGCACATTGGAAATTCTGGACCCAGGGGGGTGTCCCGGTTCCTGCAGCTGGGTATCAGCTTTGGTTTTATCAAGCCGGAACGACCACCCTTCAAGCAGTTTATACTGACACAACCGGGACCGTCCCACTTCCGAATCCCGTGATCCTGGACAGTAACGGTGAGTGCACGTTCTGTCTATCTGATTCCCTGGCTTATAAGATTTTACTTACCGACAACTCTAATGGACCTTCTACTCCCGGCAATCCTGAGGCCGGGTGGCCGGTCGATAATGTTCAATCCGGGACCCTGGCTGCTCTTACCGCGATTGAAGCTCTGCTCCTGAACGCTACCGTTGTTACTGATGGCGCAGGGATGATTAGCTTCTACCCCCTCCTGACTTACCCAGCCAACACGGTGGGTAACGCCTTGAAGGCGGCGGCTTCCACGACCCAGATCCAGAACAATAGCGTCACGTATTTCGTATCCTCGTTTGACGTCACCGGGATTCCGGCTTATAAACTTACTCCGTCACCCGCGACCCTGGGTTACGTGGTCGGGCAGCAGTTCCTATGGCATGCTCACGCTTCCGGTGTAACTGGTTATAACACCCTCAATATTAATGGGTTGGGGGCTTGGCCGGTTGTTTATATCGACCAGTTTGGCAACCAGCAACCTGCCCAAATCCTCGCTGGTATTGACTACCAAGTTGAGTACATTGGATCTGCGTTCCGGATCCTGAATCCGCTACCCCCGACCGGTAACGTAATCCGGGGAGAGCTTAAGAATTTAACGATTAATTACCCAGGGAATGCGTCAACTGTAAACCTATACACCTTGGATGAAATTATCGTTAAAAATATTCAAGGTGATGGTCAGATTCTTTCCAATGTCAGCCCTCTTGTTTGCAATTTGGGGGTTGTCGGGGCAGGTGGGGTTGATACTGGATCTGTTGCAGCCAATACGGCATATTATCTGTATGTAATTTGGGGCCCCGCCACTAATCCCACTAATGGTGCCCCCATTGGCCCAGCCTTGATCGCAACCACCAAACTCCCAGCGGTTGGTGGGCCGACCCTCCCCACATATTACACTCATTGGGCAAGAATAGGTTCTTTTACCACAGACCTCAATAAATACCCTTACTCAGCCCAACAGATTGGTCGGAATCTTTATTTCCTTCCCAACGCCGACCTTAGTTTGGGCCTCCCAATTCTCATGTCTGGGGCATCTGGGAACCCCATGACCCCCACTTGGACCACTATCAATCTAAGTGGAACAACCCCCTTTAATGTCCCCTTGTATTGCTCCGCTTTTGATCTGCAACTGTCGGGGCAGGGGTCCGGGTCTGCAACCGCCTCTTTTACTGGCGCATCTGGTGCAATCGCTTCGCTCACCAACCCCCCGCCCCTACAAGTTGGTAACGCGGCTGCCTCAGCTATTGCGGTTAGAGGGAGATTGCCAAATACTCAGGGACAAGGGAACGTACCCACGTATTTTTATGCCTCTGCTATTTCTGCCGCGGTTCTTCAACTCACTGGTTGGGAGGACAACCTGTGACACCCCAAAATGAACGTCGGAAAACGAATTTCCTCAGCTGGGTGGTGCCAGCTTTGTTGGCCGTAATTACAGGTCTAATTATTGAGGGCGGGGCATCCATTATTGATATCATGCGTGCCCAGGCGAATTCGGTAGTTGATCTGCGCAAAGATTTTAATGAGATGCAAATCCAGGTTGCCCATCTGGAGGATGCTATCAACGACTTCAACAACCGGTCAATTGTGGTCCGGGAACCAGTACCAAAGCCAATTAAACCAGTACCAGACAAGACTGGGAGGTAACATGGACTACGATTTCGAGTCCTCATTTAACGCATTGATCGGAGCGGAAGGGGGTTATGTTAATGACCCAGCAGATCCCGGAGGGGAAACTAACTTCGGAATATCTAAGAGATCGTATCCGGATCTTGATATTGCTAGCCTTACCCGAGAAGCAGTTAAACCTATCTACCTTAAAGACTTCTGGAACCGATGCGGGTGCGATTCCTTACCTTCACCGGTTAATTTCAACGTGTTTGATACTGCGGTTAATAGTGGGGTCTGGACGGCTTCGAAGATGTTGCAATCGGTTCTGGGGGTGATCGCTGATGGCAATATTGGGCCAGCGACTAGGGCCGCGATCCAGGGTTGGGAGCCTATTAAATTGGTTGTGATGTTCTGCGCAGCCCGGCTGGAATTTATGACAAATTGTTCTGCGTGGCAGAATGATGGTAAGGGGTGGGCGCGAAGAGTCGCCAGTAACCTAAGGGGGGTGTTCTCATGAGTGATTGGGCGAGTGTGTCGGGATGGGTAACCAAATTTGCACCGATGATCGGTACTGCATTGGGTGGACCTCTGGGTGGTGCAGCGGGTGCCCTTTTAGCCTCGGCTCTTGGAACGAAAGACGCGACCCCGGAATCAATCCAACAGGCGATTGTCTCTGGCAATTTGACCGGGGACCAGATCCTGGCGCTGAAGAATGCGGAGAATACTTTCGCATTGCAGATGGCGGACCTGGGGTTCAAGGACACGGAAGCATTGGCTAGTATCGAATTCCAGGACCGAGCTTCAGCACGTGTCCTTGCAGAAACCACACATGATTGGACCCCACGGTTATTGGCCTATGGGGTCACAATCGGTTTCTTTGGATTGTTGATCTTCCTGGTCCGTCATGAAGTAGCCCCAGCAAGTCGGGATCTACTCAACATCATGATCGGCACTTTGGGGTCGGCCTGGGTTAGCGTCATCACCTACTATTTCGGATCTTCCGCTGGGTCCAGGGAAAAGGACGCTACTATTGGCAAACTATCTACTTAACCCCTTGAGAAAGGATAGGACGTCTTTCTCTTCCCGGAAATTTTGAAACGCGAAACTAATCGCGTCCGCCAATAGCCGGTCCTTGATCCCCCGGTCGAAGCCTTCCTCAGAGTAATAGAGGAAGGCTTCGACCTTATCCGCCAGGATTACGATTTTCTGCGCCAGAGGGGAAATCGCGACATCGAGGTCATCCCCCCGTTTGCGCCAGAACTCTTGTTCCATTTTAAGAATCAGGTCCGGGTGCCCGAGTTCCGCCAATGCCTTCTTAGTTGGGGTGGGAATATCCCCGTAATCAATCTCGGGAATGTCATGGACCAGGGCATATTCTAGGGTTTGAGCCCATTGCTCCGGGGTCGGGGGTTCGTTCAACCGGCTGGCTACTTTACCTGCTAAAAGGGCAACGGTATAGGAGTGTTCGGCCAAATTCTGCCGTCTGCTGGTTCGAACCATGTGCCAGCGGTAAACATACTGGACAGATTGGATGTCGTCGAGAGAGAGATACTCGATCATGCTTGTTTCCCCCGATAGCACTTCAATTCCGGGTCCCACCCGCCAGCGGTACTGTGCTTCATGAACCCAGTTACCGGATCAATACTCCAGGCCCTGGATCGGTTAATCCCCATCTTCTCGATTACGGCCTTCCCAACGTCGATCCCTTTTAAATGCGCTATGTCCAGGATCATGATTACAAGGTCAGCATATTCATGGGGGTCCGACATTCCGGATTGAATGAACTCTGGGATCTCTTCCAGTACGAGTTTGGCCAAGGAGCCATGGGCTGTTCGGTCCGGAAACACTTTATCGGCCCATTCTGCGATATCAGCTTGGAGTGAGGTAATTGAGTCATTCAAAACAGATCCCCCGGGACAAAAGGGTCTTTTCGAACTTCTTTGATCAATCGAACTTCTTTGATCAATGCCTTGAGCAGAACCAAGTAAAGGATAACATCATCAATCCGGCCTTCGATCGGTTCCGAAGATGCGGTTCCCCCACTAATGAACTTATTGATGGAGCCCAGGTGCTTGTTGAGGTAAACGCCCAGAACCTGGATCGGGGATGCGAAGCCCAGGATCTTGGCCTGTTCCTTGAAGTTGGCCAGCCGATCTTCCTTACCGGAATACTCCAGCCCTTTACTCGCTGAAAGTTTGGTCAGATTACCAAACGTGTTGCCCATCAGGGTCTCGAAGTCGCTGCTGTTCATTTCCATTCCTCCACATTCTGATAGGCGGGGCCGAATCCGACATACTTGATCCGGGATCCGAATTGACGGGCCACATCGTTGCGTTCATAGATGAAGTTGGTGGAGAACATGTCCAGGTCCGCAACCTTATGGGCAGACGGGTCCAGATAATTCACGTAGTTGAGGAAGATCTCGACCGGGCCGAAGGTTCGGAGCATTCGCTGATATTGCGTCTCACTGAACGTGAAAATTCTGCGGACCTTCTTGGTCACGGTGGTCAATTCCTTGACAGCGGTGCCGCCCTTCCCCATCAGATCGATCGAGAGGTCATCCCAGGAAATTTCCTTCATATCATCGTATACGGGTCCGGAATTTCCGAGTTCGTTCCCCATCGCGTCATACTCGTTCCCGACCCGGATCGGGAACGTTCTAATTACGGCGTAGACCCGTTCCAGATCTCGGTAAGATACCGCTACATCGGCCAGGATCTGTTCCGGGACGACGTCCCGGCTGGTACAGTAGGGGTAGGACGTACCTCGGTTCAGGGAGAGTTCCAGCCCCTGGGCCGACTCGATTTGGACCAGATGCGCTTCCCGGATCACCTGATCATAGATTTCTTGGGTGGTCACGTATTCAAAAAGTTCGTTACACTCATCCGCGATCCGGGGCAGCCATTCATTGAACCGGGTAATCTTACGTGATAGCGCAGAACCAGTGCCTTTACGGGTCGAGGCATTATGAACGAGGCCCAAGGATTCGCGTTCCTTGTCAGTCTGCGTAACCACCGCCGCCCTGGGATGAATCATAAGGCGACCCATGATCCCGAACCGTTCGTTGAAGGATCTGATTTCCTGCAACAGGAGGGTTGGATTAATGATGGCCCCAGGACCTAGGAGCAAGGTTGCGTCCTTGTTAATCATCCCAGTGGGCAGTTGCTGGGTCAT